CCAAAATCATCGCTTAGACAAACTGGAAACCATCACCGACCAAATCGCAGATATGGCGGCATCAATCAAGGCGATGGTGGTTACTATGCAGGCAATGCAAAAAGAGCAGGAAGAGCAGGGAAAGCGGCTTGCAGACATCGAAAAGAAACCTGCTGACAACTGGGACAAACTGGTTTACTCACTGATTGCAATGGTCGCTTCGGCGGCAGTAACTTATATTCTCACGAAAGGGGGGCTTTAATCATGTTCAAAATGAGCAATAAAGTATATGACGTTTTGAAGGAAATCGCACTGACGATCCTGCCTGCGCTTGCGGTCTTTTATACCGCTTGCAGTAAGATTTGGGGATTGCCGTATGGTGCAGAAATCCCCGCAACGATCATGGCGGTAGATGCGCTCCTTGGCGCTTGCTTGCATATCTCCAATAGTGAATATCAGAAAGAGGGTGGCAATCAGTGAGCAAAATCACGATATGGATCCCGTCTATGCCGCAGCGGTCCTATTCATACCGCAGAGGTGACTGCCAGGTCATACATGACGACAACCACAACTGCATTATCATCGACGGCGGGGAGGACGATCTGTGCAACAAGGCGATAAGCTACTGCAAGAGCCACGGCATCACGCACATAACATACATCCTCAGCCATTGGCACTATGACCACGACAGAGGAATGAAGCTGCTCCTGGATTCGTCTATCATCGTTGACCGCATTTACTGCCCGCCGCCGAGTGATCTCAACAAGCTGAGAGACTCTGACGCACGGGACGACTATTCCCGTGCTAGTCAGCGGATAGCGCAAGCCACGAATCTGCATAAGCCTATCACCTATCCGCCTGCTGACAAGTATCTCGACATCAAGGTCGGCTCGATCGTCTGCCGTATATGGCGGCGGTCTGTGAGGCCTTCCGAGAATGTAGACTATCAGGTTAATAACACGTCTCTCTGCTGTTATTTCCCTGACCTCTATTACGTCACAACCGGCGACACGATCAACGCCTTCGACACGTTCCTCAGCACGAAGCCCGGACCGATTACGGTCTTTAAAATCCCGCATCACGGCAACGCCTGCACGAATAACCCGTGCAGTCTGCTGAAAAATGCGGGCGCTAAAATCTGCTGGTACAACCATGCAGAGGCTTTCGGCGTCGGCATCGGCGGGGATTCGTTCTCGAAGTGGGGCGCAGGATACTGCAAGAACCATTTTATCTGCCTGCGTCCGTTTTACGATATAACCATGACGGCAGCGGGCAAGAAGCTGACGATCACGCAGAACGGCTCCAGATGGACATATGATATCCCGTACACGGGAACAGTTCCGGAAGGATGGGTGAAGAATGTCAAAGGCTGGTGGTATCAGTTCTCAGATGGTTCATGGGCGGTCGGCTGGAAGAAGCTGACGAAGGATGATAAATTCGGCTGGTACTATTTCGACGAAAGCGGCTACATGGTCACGGGCTGGGTTAAGGTAAACGGATACTGGTATTATCTCGACGCTGACGGCCTGATGCTCACAGGGTGGCTCGACTACAAGGGCCGCAAGTGCTACCTTGACGGCTCCGGCAAGGCGCTGTGCAACTGCACGGTCACGATTGACGGGAAGCTGTGGCGGTTCGATTCGAGCTGCTACGCTGCAGAGGCGGACGGTGCGCCCAAAGCAGACACGGCTCCGCACATCAATCAAAATCCGAACTTCAAAGGCTATAATGTGTCCAAAAGAAGTGACCCTATAATGTACATTGTCATCCACTACACGGGCGCTGAGGGGACCGCAAAGAACAATGTCGATTATTTCAACGGCGGAAACCGTAACGCTTCCGCTGACTTCTTCGTCAGTCAGAATGGCGAGATTTGGCAATATAACCCTGATCTCAAACGATATTACTCCTGGCATTGCGGCGGAGGACGGCAGTCTAGCAAGGGCGGGACGTTCTACGGTCGATGCAAAAATGCGAATTCGATCGGGATCGAACTCTGCACCCACAAGGGCGCTGACGGGTGGATATTCTACGACGCGACCATTGCAGCGGCGCGGATCCTCGTCAGATATCTGATGGAAGAGTACGGCGTGAAGCAGGCGAACGTCATCCGGCACTTTGACGTAAACGGCAAATACTGCCCGAATGTCTACGGATGGCTCAGCCCGTCGACCAAGTGGGACAAATTCAAAGCGAGCCTGTCGGAGTCCACGACCTACGATGATAAACCGCAGATGTACCGCGTGCGGAAGTCATGGGCGGAGGCTGACACCCAGAAGGGCGCTTTTACGGTCCTTGAAAATGCAAAGGCATGCGCGCAGAATTGGAGTGGTTATCATGTCTTTGACAAAGACGGCAACATGATAATGTGAGGAAAATGTCACTGCATGCACACATTTTTCATATGGGCGGGGCTAATGCTCCGCTCTTTTTTTGTTGGATTGGAATGATATTTGGCATAATCCCCATATACGTACGTATACACGCCGACCTTGTGCGGGTTCGACCCCCGCTGCCGGCAGTAAAATACCCCGTAGAACGCTGTATTTGGCGTTTTGCGGGGCTTTTTTATTTGGAATGAGGGAACTATTGGAACGGATTTTGGAACGCTGAGACGGCGAAAATGTCGGTCGGCGTGACCTTATCTTCCAAAGCATGACGATAGATTGACTGCATGACCGATGGGGTAGACCATCCGCCACGTTGCATTATGTAGGCATCGGGGATATTAAGGTAATGGAGATATGAGGCATGGAAGTGCCTGAGCGAGTGGAAGCAATAGGGCGGGATTCCCAAGTTTCTCTGCTTCTTCCAGAACCTATTGGAGACCTGAGACGGTAGCAGATGGGTTATGTACCCTTGTTCACGTATCCGCTCAATTACAAAGTGTGGCAGCAGGACAGAACGGACACTGGAAGCGGTTTTCGGGTCCTTAGTGACCCATGCACCCGACGGATCACGGACGACCGCCCGACTGACATGCACGAAGTCCCCGTCTATGTCTGACATTCTCAGGGCGCAGATTTCGCCACGACGCAGACCACCATAAGCCGCCAACATGATAGGCACTTCCAACTCAGTATTGCGGAATATCTGCAAGAGTCCTTTTACTTCCAACTCAGTCGGAACGTGGACACGCTTCGATGATACGCCCGTCAATTTGCCCGCCGACTTGCCCGTGCAGGCATGGATAAAATTAACATAATTTCGTTTAGTCTTGAGTGTCCGTAGCGGGCGGACAATATCGGAAACGTCCTGCTCCGTGATTGCGGATAATCGTTTATTGGCGATGCGGGGCGTCCGTTCCTCTATCATCCGAATCATGCCGTTATAACTGCGCACAGTGGACGGAGAGAGCCTTTCCGTGTTCTCTGCTACATATTCCCGCATACGTTCCAAAAGCGTCGGATTGTCCATTTTACGGCGGTATTCGTCGGCGAAGTCGGAAGCCATGCGGACTACAGTCTTCTTATCGGCATGAGTAAACGAATAACTCTGCCCGTCTATCATCACTCGGCAGTTCCAGGCACCCGATGGGAGGCGGCGGGGTTTCATTGCTTATCCTCCAACTGTTTAAGAAGATTGTAGACAATTTCCAAATGCTTAATATCTGCGACAGAAGCAAGACGGTCAAAGTCCGCAATAATCCTATTCCGCTCAATTCGTTCCTGTTCATACGGCTCCCAATCCATCAATACCGGTATCGGCACATCGAGGAATTTGGAGAGCAGTGCTATCTTTTCACGGGGGATGTTCTTAATAGCACCGCTCTCCCATCTGCTAATAGTGCCTTCGCTTACTCCAATGGCGGCGGCTTCTTCTTTCATCGTATAGCCTAATTCAAGGCGGCGTCCCTTGATAATATCGCTCATCTTCATAATATGTTCCTCCTTTTCCCTACCTATATTATACATCAAGTATTGCACAAGAATAAATAAAAATTGCATATAGTGCATTGACAATGCCTTGTACAAGTAGTAACATTAGCTTGCACGTTGCAGAAGGGAGGTGATAAGCACAATGTTCAACAAGTACGAATTCAACGCTGCACTCGCTCGAAAGGGCATGAAAAAGGTAGAACTTGCTAGGTTACTGGATATTGAATACTCCACTCTTTACCGCAAGATTGAAGAGAATGGCAAGTTTACCCGCGAGGAAATGGCAAAAATCATCAAGGAACTCGATATTGACGACCCCATGAAGATTTTTTTTGCTGAAGAACTTGTACAAGACTAAAGAGAGGAGTGCAAGTAATTGCGAAGATATGTAACAGGATATGTGTATGTACTTACGCATATCTACACAGGAAAAAAATATGTTGGGAAGACGATTCAGCCAGAAGAGCGAGTACTTGCCCATATGTCGGCATTAAGGCGTGGCGCTCATCCCAACAAAGCAATGCAAGCAGATTTTGACAAGTATCACGGCGATTACCGCTTTGCGATTGTTGAAGAGGCGTTTGGGCTTGAAGCATACAGGGCTGAAAAGAAATGGATGCGGAAGCTGATGACTTACGACGAACGCTATGGCTATAACTTCAATGATCCTGCAATGATAAAAACACGAATGAAAAACCATATGCCAGTGAAAACCGAATACAAGGCGAAATGGAAATACGCTTGCGCTGATGCACAGACATATTAGGAGAACACGATGAAAGTATTAATAGCCTGTGAGGAATCACAAACAGTCTGCAAGGCATTCAGAGCCAAAGGGCATGAAGCTTACTCTTGCGACATTATAGAGCCGTCAGGCGGGCATCCTGAGTGGCATATCATGGGCGATGCGCTGGAAGTAATCAACGGGCGCTGCGAGTTCACCACAATGGACGGGATGAAGCACAGGATAGACGGAACATGGGATTTGCTCATTGCTCATCCGCCTTGCACGTTGCTTTCTAATGCCGGTGCAAGATGGCTATACAAAGGCGGAAAGCTGAACACGCCACGCTATGAACGCGGACTAGTCGCCAAGGCATTTTTCATGAACTTCTATAATGCGGACTGCAAGCGGATAGCGATTGAAAACCCAATTCCAACAACAGTCTATGAACTGCCCAAGTACAGCCAGACAATACAGCCTTATGATTTTGGGCATCCCGTATCTAAAAAAACCTGTCTTTGGCTCAAAGGGCTTCCGCCGCTCATGGCTACTGAAATTGTAGAGCCTAAACAATACCGCGAAATGACATTGAAAAACGGCAAGGTGAGAAAGAGCTGTTGGACGATGGACTGCGGAAAGCCGTTTGGCGGCGAAGATCGTGCGCGGCTGCGGAGCAAGACATTCTCAGGCATCGCGCAGGCAATGGCAGACCAATGGGGAGATATCAATGCGTGACCCCTGCCGCCCCTGCCTCTACTATCCAATCTGCATGGAACGCAGGGGCCGATGCACACAATTTAAGACACTTGAAATGATACGGAGAGAAATCAATGCACTCAATGAAAATCAAAAGGCATCTCCCACCGTCACCACCGACAGCCACAAAGACAGTTCGCAATGACCGCTTTACGGGCTACTCGAAAATCTGCGAAATGCCGACACCATCGCCAGCCGTCGAGCTACAGATACCGCCGCAGAAAAGCGATTCACAGCGGGCGCAGAGAGAGAAAGAAATGAAGCTTATCCTCGACCTGGCACGGCAGGGCAAGACCGCCAGTCAGATAGCAGAAGAGGCGGGGTGCAGTCGTGGCAGAGTCGTGCAGGTGGTTAAGTCGTTCCGGGAATACGGCGCAAAGTTGGCACCAGAGCCGAAAAAGAAGTGCGCCGACAAGCGAAAAATCACCATGTGGACGGAGGAAATGGTGGAGCAACTGATTGTCCT